TTTGCCTGCCAGTTTGCGCCAGTCAGCGCCCCACTCTTTAATGAAATCTGCTTTAGTCATTGCTCATCGGTTCTTCAATTACTTTGGTTTCTTCAATTTTTGGTTTTCGTTTCTCCATTTCCATCGCGGTATAAGCGCGACTCTCTGCTGTAGAACGATTGATGTCTGCCGCAGTTTTAGCATCAGCCAGAGCCTTGTCAAATTGCGCCTGTTGCAACTTCATCTGCTGTTCAAACTGCTGCTTCTGTTGACGAAGCGCCATCGTGGATTGTTCCTTCTGCGCTTTGATTTCCAGATTGCCCTGCACCTTTGCCATCTCTGGCGTCGGCTGATCGGGCGGCGGCGGCGCGTCTTTTTCCTGCTGTTCCAGCATGGCTTGAATCTCGTCCTTGAACGCAGCCAACTCATCAAGTGCGCCATTGAACGCTCTGTATTCTTGTTGGCGTGTGGGATTTGAAGCCAATCTTGCAAGATGCTCTTCCGCATGTTTGCCTTTTGCTTCCAGACGGTCGTAGCATTCTTCTGGTTCCTGCTCTCCGGCCTGACACATTTCCATGTCTTTCTGCATAGACGGAATGTGAACCTCCAAGTGGAGAACGTGATTCTGTCTTGGCGCTACTATGGCCTGTGCCTCTTCGCCCAACATAGAGAACCCATTGTCTTCCTGAGCCGCTAGAGCGGAATCGTTTGTAGCGTCTCGCCCGGTTGTAATGCTGGGAATGATTGAGTCAACACTGTGATAACTAGTCATTACGGAAACAAACTGGCGTTTGATTTCGTTTTGTCCAATCTCATCAAAGCGGTCAATGTTTGCCATCAACTGATTCACAATTTCAATCCGCATAGCTGCGCTTCCTAGTCCGAGCGAACGATTGGCGCGTATGTTCGTAACAGCCTGCAATGCTTCGCGTTCAACCCCGAGTTTGTCGCAGAGCATATAGCATCGCTCTTGAAACTTTAACGCTTCTTTTGCGCCTGGATGATACGACTTTAAATTAGGGTTTGTCGCCCTGCGCCACATTTCCGAATACTGCCGGTCTTTGCACCGCATGTAACGGTTATACAAACCCTTGGAAATCTTTGCGCGTTCAGCAGCGCGGATCATTGCGCCCTTGGCAGTTTCCTCCACTGTAGGAGCGCCCAAATCTTGCTGGCTAGATGCTGCCGTGTTCTGGATTAGCGTTTGCGTAAACGCAGCAGAAACCTGTAGCGCAGGGTTGATCCCCTGACTCATGTTCAATTGGAGCGGATTAATCCCGTTAGGGATGAAGTTGCCGCCACCCCATTTGACCATTTTAAAGTCTTCCAGCTTGGCGTTTGTGGTCGGTTGCCACATCGGCTTGATGCCCGTCACTACAAGGTCGGCAATGCTGTTGTCGATCTGGTTAAGCAACGCGCAGAACGGGTAAATGTCCGTGCCAAGCCCCTTAATAGAATGATACGTTCCGTCCGCCCCGATGTCGTAAGGGAACAGGCAAATGCACTGGTCCCACCCCTCATACTTGCTTTCGCTGTCAAAAAGAAACGCGTAATCCGCCACCCCATCTTTTGCAGGAGCAATCTTTTGAGAAATTGTTCCGTCCATTTCCTCAACAAACAACGTGTAAAGCGAGATTCTTTTGGTCTGCGTTTGCGTCACGTAGATGTCGCCATTCTTAAACGCCTGATTCCACCTCTGCCAATCGCGATTCCAACCGTAGGCATCGCTGTTGTTGTTGGCGCTATCCATGATGACAGACTTTACTGCCGCAACATTCCAGCCCGCTGCTGTTGCTGCTTTCTCGTTCTCAATTTTGCGCCAAAGCTGTCCGGCGCTCATTGGCGTAAAGACCATTGCCATCTCGCAATTGTCCAAAGAAATCTCGGTGCCGTCTGGAAAGTAAATGTTTCCAGCCAGAATTGCTTTTGGTCGCCAGTCCAGGGAATCCTCCCACGCCAAGATGCCAGGGCCATGCAGGAGCATCTGCAAGTCGCAAAGCTGGCTCATGTCATCAAACCCGCGCCAGTTGAAGACCATGCTGTGGAAATACTCAGCAAATCCACGCATCAATTCTGCGTCCTGCGCCGAGTCCGCATATTCCAAATCGCCGTCAATGCACAAAGGAACCTCGCACACCATGTCAAAGAACGGCGTCCACGCGTTCATAATGTTCCCGCGATGCCGCTTAAAGTTTAGATTGGAGTCGTTGCCGCGCCCGGCCCGAACAAGATCGTTCTGCGCCTTTGGCGCGTTGCCGTCAAATGCGCCTTGAACCTTGGCCCGACGAGCAGCCCGCAGCCTGTCGTCGTTGACAAATCGCTGACAGATTTTTAACGCATGTTTTGGGTCCGAGACGCGAGATTTCACCACCTCACCCGACTCGGTCAGGTCAGCAAGTTTTCCGTCTGGAGTTTCTTGGTTATGCATCTGTAGATGGTTTTTACGTTATTTACGTAAGTAGTCAATTTGTTTCTGCGTCCAACGCTTCAATTTCTTGTTTTTTCCAGCATTTTTGTGGGAAAAGCCCCATCATTTCCGGTGTAACGCCACGTTTTAGATGCTCAATCGGCACCCAGACCTGTGCTTTGTTGCTGCATTTGCACACCGAACAAGCGTGGAGGTCCAAATCTATGGATGTTCCTTCACCGCCAACAACTGAAACAATCAGTTCCGCAAGCTCTGTGCAGTCTCCTCCACATGGCCTAGAGTATTTGGCGTTTCGGCTACACAGAAAACAGATAGCAGCACGTCGCTCGGCCTCGGCGCGATCTACAGTTTGGCGTCCACCAGCAATAAATGACGCCATAACCTTTGTGCCGTTCCATATATCGCGCCAGTCTAAATCAACTCCGTCAACCGAAATGCCGTCACCAGAACAAAAACGGCGGGCGGTCTTTGCTCCAAGCTGTTCGCAGATGTATTGCTCAATGTCTAGCTCGTCAATTGGCGGGAAACCGTTGGCGGTGCAGTAGTCACGAACCTGCCCAAGCAGGAGGGAGTATGTGCCACTGTTAAAATTGTGGCCGGTAGCTGGATGTTTAAACGGGTATCCCCCAGGCGGCACCATTGTTTTGTTGGTTAGCGTCATCTCGTTCATATTGCAAAAGCCGAAGTTGAATCTTCGTAGTCTGATTCGTTTCCTTCCATGTTCATTTTTTCAGCAGCCGCGTTCCATGCGCTTGAGTCTATCACCACATTGTCCGCTACGCTTGCTGGCATAATCCCCTTCTTGCGAAGCACAAAGGCGGCAATGCAGGCTGCATCCGCCAAATCGGGACTGCGAGACTTGAGCTTCTTCATCTCACTCTTGGGCAGCACATGAGTCTTGTTGTTCTTACGGACGTAATCGCGGGAAGTCAACTCGCGTATTGTGTCAGCGTCGGTAAGCCCTCTCACCTGTCCGCCCTCAATAAATCGACGCATTGAATACCAGATTTCCGTCACTTTGTTTCCATAAAGCTCATGCCACGTTGTTGGTCGGTCTGCGGATACCGCCGTCTTTTCCGCTGCACCACCGAACTCCACCGGAATAATGTCGCGTGACCAGCTTCCTGACATAATGCCGAACGGACCTGCACCCTCGCCTGTTACGTCACACGCCAGGTTGTGGGGCAGGATTGGATGCGGCTTGCCGTCAATCTTGTAGTTCCGGCATGTCTCTTCCACGGCAGCAGCAATGCCGTAATGAATGAAGCGTTTGTCTTGCGTCATGTCGATGTTCACAATGACCGGGGCTTGAAACTCAATGCCTTTAACGCCGCTGGCAAACTCGCCAAACTTGAACGGATAAAGCACGCGCCTGTCGCCGCCCTCAAACGCTACGTCAAAGCCAGCACCCATCTCCCAGCGAGCCTTCCACACAGCTTTGTCAGCGGTATTAAACTGTGATAGCAGGAACGCATCCATGACCGTTGTGGACAATCCAGACGGTGCCCAAAAGCCTCGGCACTCGCGCCAGTAGTCAGGGGTGTTCTCGCCACCAAAAAATCGCGCATCCTTTTCCAGCTTCTTGCGCCCAATGTAAAAGTGATATTTAGCCGGATTATCCAATGATGGCGACTTGTGTCCATCCAAATGCACGCAACAACCGCCCAGCTTGGTTAGCCAGAACTCGTCATTCACCGTAACGCTGTTCCATCCGTCCACCGGCTCACAGTAAATTCCATGCTGGTCAGAATAATCAGTGGCGTTGCCTAGCCCAATAAACTGAAACTCCATTGTGCCGGAATCCAAGTTGCGACACGCCTTGGCAATAGCCTCGGGCATAGCCGTCATCTCGTCCGTCACAACAAACACCCGACGGTTGTGAATACCTTTAATGCGCCCAACCGCGTTGTCCACAGAACCGCCTTGATCGACTGCACGCCCAAAGATGGCGCTTTTTGTATCCTCACCGCTCCACCGAATAATGGTGTCGGATGGCACAATTTGTAGCCAGCCAATCGTAGGGTCAGACAATGGCTGCTTACACTTCTGTATCCAATCCACCAGTTCGCTCCAGATACGCTGCTTAAGCGCAGTGACGCTGGTTGAGGTCAACATACAGGTTGTATGCTCGCGAGCGCACAGCCAGTTGCAAAGAACCCACAACGCGGCCCTAGAACTTTTGCCCGTTCCCGCCGCTCCTGTGGCTGTTAGTTGCTCCCACCAAGGATAATCGGATTCAATCTTTGCGCCAATAGTTTGCTCAATAGTTTCCCTTGCCCCACACAATGCGCCAAAGAACAGGTCGCTCCACCTGTCCCACATAAATAGCGGCTCCGGCCAAAGCTCGGTAACAAGACGCTTAAACCATTTTAGTTTTTCCTCGCCTTTACCAAGTCCAAACTTGGTCAAACATAGATGCCACGGCTCGTAACCGGGAGGCAGCGCAAAGTTGTCGTAACTAATGCGCGGCGCG